TTGCGGCAGGTGTCCCTGGCGGGCACCGAAACTTCCCCAACTCATCAACAATAAGGCCCAGGCCGCGAGCAGCCCTACCGGCCAGATGTGTACCAGGAAGAATATCCTTGATGGTCCGCCCAAGAGATTTGATGTCTATTTCTTGTGCAGTGTCAGGAATCGGCTTACCGGTTCTTGGATCCTGCTCAAACGAACGAACCCGAATCTTTGGTCGAGACGCTCTCCATTCGAGCGCCTCCTGCATATTCGCGCGACGCTTTTCCGGAGATGGCGGCTCAGCACGATCAACCCAACCCCAATTGTCATTAGGATTTTCCAAATCCTGAGCCGTTACATGAAGTTTGAGAACCTGCCCAGGATCACGGGTCCCATTCGGATCAAACCGAACTTCCTTCTCAACCTCTTCCACTCCGGCACCAGAAGTCTTCTTGCGCGAAGTCGACTTATCGCCCCTTACAGACTGGGCGGCAGCATCCAAACTTCCGTTGAGAGCTTTGACTACAACGTCGGCGTCAAGGGTCGCCTCGGAAGAAAGCCTGTTCTGACGACGAAGAAAGTTAAATCCGGCTGCTTCTAGGTTCCGTTTGAACCTTGATGCAAGATAAGTTCGTTTCTTCGGAGCAAACCCTGTCATATGGACCCGCCTTTAAAGGGGCCCTCAGAGGGAACCGTTGCTTGTGTCCTCCGCGAGCAATTCGAACTCGATTAACGACGCCATAAAGTCGGCATCGTCTGCGCTCAGGATGGCCTTTGAGCCACTACCGGAAACCCAGTTCGAGGGAATTAGCTCATCCAGTCCCATAGCGCGAGCGCGCTTCATGATGTGGGCTTTTGTTGCAGGCTTATCTGATGCCCTGCCATAAGCCTGGACCGCATTACGGAGATCCTGTTCAGAATCGATCGGATAAGAACCATCTTTCATGGCCTTGCCTTCTTTGGCCAGCTCGTCTCGCTGGTCGTCGGAGAAGGCGCGCTTCAAGGCGATTTCTGCAGCCTCAGCCTCAATGGCCTCAGACTCGTCAGGTTCGTAGGCGTCGTAACCCAGAACCTCACCGTCAAGCGCTACGAACACGTCATAGGATTTGCTGTCGACACCGTTGATCTCGACGGCGTAGCAGTCGTAACCCTCAAACACGTCCGGTTCGACGGCATTGACCACGCCATCAATCGTTTTGACTGCGATGTCGGCTGCTTCACTGAAGTCGACAAGATCGATTTCTTCGAAGGCGTCCTTCTGCTCAAAGACAGAATCGTCGAGGCGGTTGTAGCCAAGGACCTCACCAGTCTGTCCTTCGACGAACACTTCGATGACCTTTTTGCCATCGATGTCTAGGTCGGCGATAAACAAATCAGCTCGATCAGAATATACGGAGTCAATAACTGTCGCGTATTCTTCACCCTTGAATTGCATCTCAAGAGCAGTTTCAACGTCGAGAAGGCTAGGCATTCCTTTTTCGGAAACGCATCCACCTGGGCAGTCATCACAGACGGAAGCAACACCGGGGTAAACCTTGCGGTCGATGGCACAAAGATAAGCACCAGCGTCTTTTTGAACCATAACCTGACGGTTCCGTCGACGCATTGCCTCGTCTTCGTCCTCTTCCTCTTCTTCTGCAACAGGAGCCGGAGGGGCCGGAGGCGCCGGAGGCGCTTCCTCTACTGGAGCATTAGCAGCAGGAGCGGGAGGGGGGCCAGCGGGAGCGGGAGCGGGAGCGGGAGGAGGTCCTTGAGGGGCAGCGGCAGCTGGAGCCTCTTCGTCCTCTTCCTCTTCCTCTTCCTCGTCGTGAACCGGTAAGCGACTCTGGTGCATCATGACGCCAGCTTTGGGATCTTCTAGACCGACCCAGTCGTTGTCCTCGTCTTTTTCGGCCATAGTAGGTTCGCCCTTCTCGTAAGCCTCTTCTTCGTCTGCTCGGATTTGGCGTCGACGACGACGCTTTGGGCCGGGCTTGGTTGCAATGGCATTGCCGGAGCTTCCTCCGGAAAGATCGCGCTCACCAACGGCATTTCCACCGGGAGGCTGATCACCAGGAATTTCATTATCTACGGCGGTCCCTGGGCGGTTCCAAGATTTGGTTTCCTCATCCCAGTATTCGTAACGGTCATCGGCGGATTTTGCTTCAGATGTGCTGTGATCTCCGTGATCAAAGTCGCCAGATTCGTCATCTTCGAGCTGGGTGTCGTCGATGTCACGGGTGTCCTTTTCGATGCGTCGCTTTTCAGCTTCGGCTTCGGAAACCTCGTCCATGACGGTGGCCTTTTCTTCAAGTGCTTTAATTAGCACAGCGTCCTCGTCGTCCAGGGTTTCATCCGTAACGATGGTCTGTTCCATTGGACTCTCTTTCAGTTCGACCGCCAAGGCACCGCACTTGCCGCATACCTTGCTACCTGCAGTATACTCGCAATCACCTGTACTGTAGTCCTTGGCACACGCAGCAACCGAACCAGAGTTATCGATCTTCACTACATTGTCTTCGGCTAGGTCCATGGATTGAGGCTCCTTGTATTGCATGGCCCTAGACATACACCCCTCAGGGTTGACGCAGCCAACACATGGCTTCGCGGCTTTTTCACCGCTCAACATGCATTGGTACTTCGACTGTTTGCCTCGGAGACCGCTGTTAGACATTGTATCTTACCTCTTGCCCCTTGTTCATGATGGGTTCAAGGGAATCGAAACCTGATCGCCACGCGAGTTTCTGCGTCGTTGCGTTCGGGCATGGATTTCTTCAGTTGTTTCCATTATGAACGTGGACATCGCCGCTTCAGAAAGCAGTTCTAACAACTCAACAAACATTTTGGTTCTTGAGCCATCAGTGGCAACCTGCCGGTCGACAACATCCATCAAGCCTTCCAAAATCTGATCTACCTCTGCTTGGGTCACGGTAAGCGTTCCAGCGTTGCTCCGCCTGTCCCCGACTTTTCCGGATTCCTGGCGTTTCAAGATTTGTTGCAAAAGCTCTAAGGCTTTTACAGTTGTCCTGTTGTCGTCCTTGCGGGCTTCGCTAATTTCTCTGGGTAGCGAATCTCCGACCTTCTTGAAGAAGGTGGCTTCACCATTGACCTGAGTCCGCCCTTCACGGGTTGCGCGCATACCGGTGGGCCGACGAGCTTGGACGTATTGCGTAACAGGCGAGGCGGGAGAAAACAGTGCGCTGTTTCGGCTCACCATTGAACGCATGCCCACTACGCCGACGGCATCGCCAACTTCTGTCTGATCGACAATCTCATCGGCCCCACCAAGACGTTCGGAGATCGCTGAGTCACCCTGCTGGATATCCCTATTTCCGCGATACTTCTCCAAAAGAGTTTCTATGTTTCCTTTTTGGGCAAGAGCAGTCCGTCGACTAGCACTTTCAGGTGCGGACATGTTCTCAAACTCCACACCGAGGTACTCCTCGAACAGTGCGTCAAGAGCTTCGATCTGTGAATAAGTCAAATCATCAGAATCACTGAGAATGTCCATTGTCTTTCCCCAGAAATCAAGATGCTCGTTACCTAGTTCATCGTCATCACTCGCCTTTTGAGCGCGCGAGTGGGCCCTGGCGAAGATGTTGTCCATGGCCTCCAACGTCTCGCGTCGCTCCCGTGCTGCGCCCTGCGGTGTTTGCGGCTGTGGTTCTTTTGATGGAGTTTCTTTTGGTTCTGGCAGACTGACGCCCTGCTCTAAGCGTCGTGCCCGACGTTCCGCAATAGTTTCAAACTTTCCTTCGCGACGCTTTTCACGACGTTCTCTTATTTCGATTTTCTTGGCTAGCTCTTTACTAACTCTGTCCAAATCGACCTGTCGTATTCCGTCGGGCCTATCTTTACTCCAAGAACGCAAAGATGAAATAAAATCCCACTGTTCCTCGTCGGTCATTTCTTTCCAGTTAGAAGGCTTTACCTCATCCAACTTCTTGCCCTGTAACCTTTTCTCTGGCATCTTGTCGCCGACTTGTCGACCGCCCTTTTTCTTTGCCCCAGGCAGGGAAGACGGCTTGACAGGTCCCTGATCGCCAACGCTAGAACGCATCCCATGATGCCCTCTAACCATCTGCCATTGTCTAGGAGAACCGTGCCCATCCTCCCGCATGGCGTTGGCCATGAGGCCGTGTCCGCCTACAAACGAAAGATGGCCGCGAACTCCAGGAGTCGATTTACTCCGTTCGTCATCAAGAACATCATTCATGTCAATTTGAGACATGTCCTGCAACCGTGCTTGGGTGTCGCCAGCGCCTTGTCCAGTATCACGTCGAAGACGCATGCCCCCCAGCATTTCTTTCTGCATACGAGGAGTAATTTCTGGCGGTGCACCGTTGTTGACGCGCTGCTTCCCAAACCCGGAATAGTGATTATCGCCGCGCCCCACCGATGTTGAAGTGAATTTGCTGTCGTCGCTCATAGCGGCGAATTCGAGAATGTCACGACCCGTCTTTGGGTGGATTTTCTTGCCTCCGGTTGCCTTATCCCAATTGTCAATGATGTTGTCGTATACCTCGACAGGAACTTTGATCTTTCCGTTCTTGGCACTGGATAGAAGGGTGTCGTAGGAGGCAAGGGCGCCATTCACTTTCTTATCCGTGTTGCCCTTGACCATTTCTTGGATGTGGTTTCGTAGGGATCCAATCTCATCTTCAGTGAGATTCAATTCGAGAGTTTTCTTTGCTGCGATTCTGCTCCGAGAACCTGACTCCAGGTCGAAAAGAGTTTCTGATCTGCGTAGGGCTGAGATTTCGGTAGTGAGACGGTTTTCGGTATCGACCATGCGCTTGTAGTCGGGATCTTCAAATCGACCTGCTCTGCTGATCTCCTCATCGAGTACTTGGAGCTTTTCGTTTAGCTCTCCGATTCGCTTGCGACGGTCTCCGGAAGCCATACTTCTCATCCCCGAGTTGGGGGGATCGTCGTAGTACCTGGCCATCTCGTCAAGCGTTTCGTCGGTCATCTCATGGTTTCTGGCCAGCCAATCCGAATAGTCGTCGTCATCGCCCAAATCGTCAGGAATACCATCACCCCGACTAGAACGCACGCCCCTCGGTGTCATAGGGGTTGCACCTAAACGACGGCGATACGTTGGGTCAAGTAGACCATCAGGCGTGCGTTCGTCTTCGCGGTCCAGGATCTCGTCCATATCAACAGCGGAATCTTGATCGGCACGACGGGCATTTGCTCCGGGCCTGACACGTTCATCTGCGGTAGAACGCATACCTCGCTGAGGGCTACTGCGATGATCGTCTGGGGACTCTTTCGGCTTTTGCCTCGTATGAGGCTGACCGGGGAGGTTGGTATTGATCCCAGGGATGGAAGGACGTTCGAATGGGGTGCCCTCTTGGACTAGCCCGTCATTATCACCATCCCACGCCCTCGGATCGAACCTTGCGGTGAGGGCCCTCCCGGCCCTACGGCCTTTTCCCAGGCCACCACCTCGCCCCAGTTTTCCTCCTAGGGCCTTAAGGGCCGTATTGGCTGCTTCACGAAACTCCGGTTTGTAGTCAGTAATGATCAACCCACCCGAACTAGGAGTGACAGTTGCTTCGTAGTACTCAAGAATTGGACTCAGCGCGTCTTTAGTTTCGAGGATATTTTCAACGGCACAAGGAATAAGCATTGGAGCCCCATCCTTGAATTCTTCGCCGTTCGGATCCTTCGCTAGAAGTGGACCCGAATTCGGTTTGTGGTGAATATGACCCATCGGGTTGGGTGTGTTATCTGGTGCATAAACCGTCTGAGGTTTGACTCGTGCCGGTTTCCCAAACATGTATTGCCCGGAATCCGTCTTGTGGTAAGGCATTCGGTACATCCGCTCAGTGCCGTCCACCATCTTCCTTAGGAACACGACCATGTTCTCAGTGGCTTCAACAATCTTGATCGGCACCTTGGTCCGCCCGTGGATTTCTGTGGCTAGCTTGCGGCGATCTTCTAAATCGATCGGGCCTGCTTCTCCGCGAGACCAGATGTCCCTGTTGGACGCATCGACGGAATTGCCTCCTGGGCTAGGTATGGGAAGAGGAATCATCACCATGGGCATTCGGCCCATCATGGAACCCTTTTCGAAAACAATGCCTTCTGGGGCTTCTGGTTCGATGGCTGTCGATTTGACGCTGCAGTCGCAACCATTTGTGCCACACGCAGCTGCCTCTCCGTCTTTGACGGAAATTGTGCCTGTCAACTGGTTGGCGCCATGCAGAACAGGGCTTACCTCATAGAGTTCAACCTCTTTGAGCATGTTGGCCTGTTGCACCGGGTCAAAATTGGCTTGAAGGGTTTTGTAGCCAATCGACCATTCCTGCTCTTCTCCGAAGAAGGCGACGTTGGCAAATGCCTCTCGTCCCTTTTCTGCACCCAGATTGAACTGAACTTTTGCGAACAAGCCACCGATTCCGGCACTCTTCATTTTCTGCGGGAGTCGGGGGTCCGAGTTGGGGACCTCGTAGATCTCTAGAACCTTCCCAATGGGATCGTTCCAGCTGTGTCCCCAAACAACTCGTGGCTTACGGCGCTTTAGGCTTTCGGTGAAAGCTCCAGGTAGAACGATGTCTCCGACGCTGTCTTTGTTGCCTATGCCAGCGACGAAACACTCGACGATACCCTCCGCTTTATCAACGGTAACTTGGGCACCAGAACGGGCCTTAAACTGGACATTTGCAAGAAGATCATTGGACATAGGGCACCTCCGTCACTAATGATAAACGACGGGAAGCGTCTAACGTGTAAGTAACAGGTACAACATCCTAGGTTTCCGTAAACTACAGGAAGAGATTTTACGGAAACTAACTGATTGGGAACTTCCAAGCTCGCCGAGCTTCATTTTCCGATACGAGCCCTGGTGTCTTGGCAAGTAAACTGGCAAAGAAGCTGATCAGTTCTTGCTTGAGAACAGAATGACGACGGTCTTCATCCTGGAGAGCCATCGAAGCAATCACCTTTTGATTGATTTCATACTGAGTGTCCAAATTGATCGACTTGATTCGATCCATCTGGGCATTCAGCTGGACTTGTATGTCTTCTCCGGTGGGGGGGTCATAGTCGGCTGATTTCGTAGTCTGAGATTCTTGTGAATCTTTGATGATCGAATTCAACACAGGACGAATATCCTCGTCCATTTGTCGATCCCAAGTTCCGATGGTCATGACATTCCCTATTTCCAGAGAACCTTCAGTCAATAAAGTTCGAGCTTTCTTGCCTGCTGCTTTTTCCAAAATGACACGCTGTTGACGTTCAAAAAGTCGCTCAAGACTGCGGTCCAGAATGCCGGTCCACCGTTCGTAATCATCGCCCAATTCCTCTGGCGAGTTTTCTTTAGTTTCATAGTCGTATGGCTCACCGGTCATCTGCCCCATATCTGCTCCAGCGGGCTGTTGACCATTCCCTTGAGGTGCACCCTGCTCGGCAGCCATTGCTCCCTGCATCGTGTTTGGATCGAGGGGTTGCTCGCCGGGGGGCGCGCCCGGGGGCACTTCACCCCCGGGCATTGGCATACCGGGCTGTGGTTGCATCATGCCCGGCTGCCCGCCCACCATCGCACTGGGCTGCTCCATTTCCTTCTCCGTATTTGCGATGGGTGTCAGATTGGGATTCATTAAGAGTGAATCTGCAAGATCAGATTTTACTGTATCTTTGCCAGTCAGTTCACGATATTCATTGACACTGATGAGACCCTGTTGGAGTTCGTCCATCAAGTAGCGGTCACGTTCCTGCTTGTAAATAATGAGGTTGGGAACAGTTGTGGTATCAAAATCGACGTAATGAATAGGATCTAATTCATCGAGAGCACGAGCAATCGGCTCCAGATGGGGCAACATTGTTTCCATCCAGAATACGCGGATTTCCTCAGATGCGTTACTGAATGTTCGGCCAGAGGCGTTGCCAATAACAGTCTCGGGAACTCCGAAGGCAGCAAAGATTTCTTCCTTGGTGATTGTCCGCATTTGAATGTACGCGGCATCACGAGGGTTGGATGACGTATCGACAAAATCGACTCCATCATCAGCAGCAACCACTGTGGTGGATCCAACTCGTCCCAAGTTTCCACGGAACCGGCTTCTTAGTTCATTCTTGTCGTCGTCGTCAATTTCGCCTCTAAGAACTAGCAGGCCACCTGGCCGTCCGTCGTTGAGTAGGAAGTTGCGGTTGTACAGTTTCGCCAGGTTTTCGATTTCGATAGCGACACCGGCGGACTCCATTGGCGTCATCGAGAGGTAGGGATCGATCGGATGGGGGCGTCGTACCCACACGACATCATGCGGCTTGAGGATTACCTTTTTGCCGGTCGGCATGCTTACTTCAAAGCCGGATACGAATTTCTTGGGATCCGGAATCGGTGCTGTGTGTTGTGGTGGGAGAAGGTTCAGACCGATGATCCGGCCATCACGAGAACGGACTTTCTCGATGAAGGCACCCCGACTGCTCATAAGGAGCTGCGAGGAAAGCCTGTATCTGAATATGAATGAGTTTTCACCGATATTCGATTTGGTATTGAGTACGTCTAAGAGAGTGCTTTGTGCCTGAACAGAACTACTCGTAACAATTTTGCCATCCGGAGCGTTTCCCTCCCTGAGGATGACAGGGAGTCGAGCTTGGTTCCCTGCAATGGCATCCACACAGCGAGCCACCCAAGTGACCTTCTGCATGCCCTCCCTGTATGCACGCTCGATATCCCACGGATCGAAGTACGGCTTGCCCGCTATAGACGGGTTCGTGGAAATGGGCGCGCCGGGTCCAATAGCTGTCTTCTGTTGCCCAGGATCCAGGGATTTGTTATTAGCAGAGTTCCAAGCCATCGTTACTCAAGACCCAGTAGAAACCCGAATACGCCACAAGCTAGACCTCCAACTATAAGGCCCAGCGGAAGGTAGACCATCGCTGCACCGATGCTTGTAAGTATGATAAATGATACCATTAGCCCGTTAGCTAGGATCTCTCGTCGAGACACGTCTCTCAATCTGGTCCAAATATCCATATGACCTCTCAGAATAGTGCCCGACGGGTTGTTGTTTGTAGCCTATTCTAGAATAGACGATAGCGGGGTGACCGAGTGTCGACGGACTGGAATAAGGTACTAGATTATCTGACGCCGAAGGACGCCCCCTATTGTCCCGAGGAGCCCTCCATTACCCAAAGGGTTTTTCTGCGCACCTATGCCCTGGAGGCATTATTTGGGGGAGCTGCTGGTGGAGGTAAGAGTTCCGCCCTCCTGATGGCTGCACTTCAATACATTGATGTGCCGCAATACTCCGCCATCCTCTTCCGTCGAACTTACGCCGACCTTGCCCTGCCGGGAGCGATCATGGATCGTTTCCAACTGTGGACAGGAGTAGAAGAAGATGTCAAATGGAATTCCAATACCTACACGGCAACCTTTCCATCTGGAGCCAGAATCTCATTTGGCTACCTGAATAACAGTCAGGACTATCTGCGGTACAAGGGAGCGGAATTCCAATTCATCGGCATGGACGAGGTTACCGAAATTCGAGAAGCCGACTACCGGTATCTCTTCTCACGTTTGCGTCGTCCGGCCTCGGGTCCATTGTCCAAGGTCCCCCTGCGGATGAGGTGCGCATCGAACCCTGCACCAAACTGGGTGAGGCAACGCTTCATTGTCGAGGGGAAGACAACAGGCCGAATCTTTGTCCCCTCCTTCCTGACGGATAACCCTGGCATCGACTCCGAGTCTTATCGACAGTCCCTCCAAGCTCTGGATCCAGTAGAACGTAGACGCCTCGAAGAAGGCGATTGGTGGGCCACAACGCTGGGATCATTGTTCGACCGCGAGTCCGTTGTCATTATCGACTCACAGGAAATTCCCCAGTTGTCCCCGACGGCTCGCGCTGTTCGATTTTGGGATTTGGCAGCGACCGAACCCGCTCCCAATAATCCTGATCCCGACTGGACAGTCGGAACTCTTATGATGTTTGACCAGGGCATTGCCTACGTTCTTGACGTAAAACGTGTAAGGGTGAAGAGTGACAAGGTGGAACATCTCATTTCCCAGACGGCGTATGAGGACGGACCGACAGTGGCGATCCGGATGGAGCAGGAACCGGGCTCCTCGGGCAAAGCTCTTATCGATCAATACGCCCGCTACGTTTTACCGGGCCACGACTTTATGGGCATGAGGGCAACTGGCGACAAGGTCACCCGTGCCCGACCATTCGCAGCCGCATTGGCTAACGGAAACGTGCGAGCTGTACGGGGTCCATGGCTCACAGACTGGTTAGACGAACTGTCGGCTTTCCCGGAAGCCTGTACCCACGATGATCAAGTTGACTCCGCCACCGGAGCCTTCACAAATTTAACCGGGCTAGGGTTGCCTCAGCGTAAGCGAGTCGCTATCGTTGTCTAGGCAGTCAACATAATCCAGATCCAGGAGATCTACTATGAACCTGGAGGACATTAAGACCCTCCGCCTTCTCCTTTCTCAGCTTGACGAACGAGTCGATCTGATCGAGGGTGAAGCAACCGAAGTCGCCGATCTCGTCTTGGAGTTCAATCTCGCCAAGAACGACATGGGCATCGTTTACGACCGTTTGGTTGGCCTGCTTGGCGACCTGATGATCGAAGATCCGATCATTGAGCTTCGTGATGGGGCCCAGGTCGAACGAAAGATTGCCTCTAGCCGCAAGGGCTGGCAACACAAGGATCTTGCCGGTGTCGTCATGGACCGAATTGTTCAGTCATCAGTTGACATGGATACCGGTGAAGTGATCTCCACCCCCAAAGAAATGGCCATGCAAATGCTTGACTATCTCGCACCTTCTTATTGGAGGGTCGGGAAGTTGAACGAGATTGGTGTTACCGCCGACCTCTACTGCGAGCCATCTGAACCAAAGACGAGCGTGATCGTCAGAAAGGGCGAAGCCCAATGAGCGAAGAAATACTAAAAAAGCTCAGTGAACCATTCCCCAAAGAGGTCGAATCGATCCTCAAAAAGGGAGGGATGGAACTTACCTATATCCCAGTCCACGAGGTCATCGCACGTCTCAGCAATGTGCTGGGCGTCGAGAACTGGAACTACACGATCAAGAGTCAGGGTCGTGATACCAAGACTGATGATTGGATCATCGTCCATGTGCAGCTTTCCGCCATCATCGAAGGCAGCGTCGTCGTCCGGGAAGCTTTCGGTGGTGCCAGACACACAGGCAACATGGACCTGGGTGACTCCTACAAGAGCGCGACTTCCGAAGCCCTCAAGAAGGCTGCACAGACACTCGGCGTTGGTCTCTACCTTGCCCGTGACGAGATAGCTCTCCAACTTGAGGACGCACCAGATCCAAAGGTGAAAAGCGCATGGGACAACTTCCTCTCACTGGCCGGGAGCCTTACCGAAGAGCAGAAGGACGGCCTCAACGAGTTTTGGGTCAAGCACTCCGGCGGACGCCCCAAGCCAAACATTGGCACCATGACCGACACGTTTGTCGCTGACGTAACAGCCCTTGCCGAAGAGGCAGTCCGATTGTCCTTCAACGCCACAGTTGTCGAAGACGAAGAAGACGATGTCTGAGGATGGAGCCGTCCTTCGTGACATGGGAATGCGTAAGGTCGAATCCAGCGCAGACCCCGAACTGAAATCCAAAGCGAAATGGGCGATCCACTGGGTTGCTACAACGTACCCTTCTGATGTTCATTGGACGACAGACGCAGTTCTAGATCGACTGGATTCCGAAGGAGTAACCCTTCGGGACAACCGCCTTTTGGGGCCTTTGATGAAGGCCGCAGAAAAGGCGGGTCTGATAGAACCCGTAGTGTGTCCGACTTGTCGCAGACCAGAAACGACCTTGTCTGAACGACCATCACGCCACAAAGCACCTCAGCATTTATGGAAGGCCGTCAGTGAGTGATCTCCTAGTACCTCCACCACACCTATCTCCTTCTTCTATGGGGACGTTCAATCAGTGCCCCATGAAGTTTCGGTTCAGCAAGATTGACAAGCTTCCCGATGAGCCCAGCGAAGCCACGCTGTTGGGCAACTTGGTTCACGACTTCTGCGAACAGTTCTATATGTTCGATCCCGAAGAAAGGGTCAAGGAACTCATTAATCCTCTTTTTTCCGAAGTTTGGAATGAGGGGAATTGGGAAGAACGAATCGACCCTTATGTTCGCGGCGAGAAGCGCATCCGCCAATTCAAGTGGCGGGCAGTCTGGTGTGTTGAGAATCTCTGGAAGGTCGAAAGCCCTGTCGAGATTGAACCGGTGGGGCTGGAATACGAACTCAATGGTCAACTGAATGGCGTAACTCTCAAGGGATTCATTGACCGCTACACAGTGGTTGATGGGGGCATAACCATCAGCGATTACAAGACGGGGAAGACCCCAAATCCCTACTATGGTGACGACAAGTTTCTGCAACTGAAGATCTATGGTGCGCTCATAAACGAGCTTGAAGTCGGCGAAACTAAGAAATTAGAGTTGCTGTACCTCAAGGACGGAGTCAAGTTCGACCAGGATTTCACAGAAAATGATTTCGAGGAAACTGTTACATACATCACAGATACCAAGAAGGCAATAGACGTTTCCTGTGAGACTCAAGAATTCGCCACCAACAAGACGGCCCTATGTAACTGGTGTGCCTATAAGCCAGAGTGCCCTGCTTGGAGGTAGGCATGATTCTGAATGATGATGCTTTTGCCCAAATGGTGGCAGAAGAAGTCAAAAACAAACTGTCACCCGCCCAACGTGAGTTGCTTCTTGAAACCCAAAATTGGGACAGGTGGAAACGAGCGCTGGAAGCACTTGTTCGTAACCTCGAATCCCAAATTGAGAACATCGTTGCAGATGCTGAGGCTGATGCAAATCGATACGCAGCTCTCGGGAGAGAGGGCAAGAAGCTGGCTCGGGAAGCTGCCTCGGCTTATGGAAATCGGCAAACAAAAATCGAGCGTTTCCTATTCCATGTCGTTAAGCGTTTAGATCAGGTCAAAACCATGGTCGAAACTGGACGACCCATCGAGACAAATCCATTTGAGACTGCCAACTTTTATCGTCGCGCAATTCTCAAGCACCGCTCTCTACTCCATGAGTACGACATGGAGGACACTGCTATTGATCGTGCTCTATGGGCGGCACTCGACAATAAGTGGGAGTTCGATCGGGTTACCAGTGACACGCTATGAAACGCAAGAAGCCGATGAAGCGTGGTGGTCCACTCAAGCGTTCAGGCCCTCTTCGACCTCGTAGTAAGAAAAAGTCCGACGAATATGTTGAGCGTCGGAAGTTGGTTTCCCGACTGCTTGATGAGTATCCCTACTGTCAGGCGTGTCCTGTCTTTGCCAAGCATGACGAGGCAACCTTGTATCGGCGTCAGGCGAGTGTCGATATCCATGAGTTGAAGCGTCGATCCCAGGGGGGATCTATTCTTGACGAAGAAAACTGTATGGCCGTCTGTCGGGAGTGCCACGACCGCATCGGACGTGAGCCGAAGCTCGCCATCGAATTGGGATTGGCTGTTCCGGGATGGTGGAAGAAGCCATGAAGTTTATGGGTCTCGACCTGTCGCTTACGTCTACGGGGTACTCCTGTGACGGAGATATGGACGCAATTGCCGTAAAGAAGAAGGGTGTGGAGAGGCTCGCTGCCATTAGGGATGAGGTCATGCTCGCCTGCCGGGAACATCGTCCGGATGTGGTCTTGATTGAGGGTTACTCGTTTGCTTCGCGGGCGAGTCAGGCTCATTCCATCGGAGAGCTGGGTGGCGTCATTCGTCTTGCTCTGCATGAGGACAATTACACCTTCGTAGACATCCCTCCGACCTGTCGTGCCAAGTTCGCAACCGGAAGAGGAAACGCGTCAAAGGCTGAAGTCATCTCCGCAATCTCTGCCCGGACTGGATTAGTCTGGGAGGGTAAGGGTGCTGACGATATGTGTGATGCGTGGATCTTGGAACAGATGGGACGCACCCACTTTGGTCTCTCTGACGAAGAGTGGCCTAAGAAGAATTTAGAGGCTTTGGAATCCATCGATTGGTCCCATGTCGTGAGGAAAGATAATGAACTTTAGAGGCCCTATTAGTCAGGTAGAAATCGAACAACGACTGTTATATTTCCTTGACGAATTGGAAAGCGAAACGGAAGCTTTCGAAAGTCTCGCTGAGGACAATGCCAAGAAGGAAGCAAGATACAAATCGGCATGGGCCAAGGAGTACCTGTCCGCCAAAGGGTCGATCAAAGAGCGGGAATCCTGGGCCGACTACAAAATGGCTGACGAACAGTTTGAGTACAAAATATCGGAAGCCCTACTAAAATCGAAGCGGGAGAAG